CAAGGTCTCGAACGCTCAAACCGGCCGGCGAGTTGGGCGGGTAAATCCCATAGCAGGTATCGTCTCCAAACTCAATCATCCATGCGCTGGTGACGTTGCCTGTCGTGGCACCACCACTCCACACGTTCGGCTGCCAACTGGTATCGCCGTTGGGATAGGATTCGAGGTTATTGAACCGGGTCGCCAGGCCGTTGAAGGCGCCGGGAGAGCTGGACAAGTTTCCGTAGAGGAGTGTGGACTCCATCAACTGAAACAGGGCCTCGACGTGGTTCATGTCCTGATCCGCGCGCCACATGTTCGGATCGTTCTGAATCTCCCACAAATCCTTGTCCACTTCCGAGTAGTCCTCGAACAGGGCGATGGGATCGTTGAGAGGAGTGTTGTGGGAAGCCGTGGCCTTGATGCCTTCGTTCCAGCGCCGTGTAGAGGCAACAGGAAGCGAGTCGGTACGGGTAGCGATATTCGAGAGAATGTTGTTGCTCGACTTGAGCGGAAGCATTCTGACCAGAGGAGTCATGCGGTCAAGAACGCGCTTGGGCAAAACGAATCTTGCCCCTGCATCCATGGACGAATAGTTCTGCACTATGTCCGTGAACGTGGAATACCCGAACTGCGATACATCAGGCATTGAGATTAACCTTTCTTAGGCGGTGCCGGGCTCTTGTCGTAGGAGATGAAGCTCGATTGAGCATTCCCTTTCTGACTATTTCCCGACTGCGGTGACCTGTCCTCGCCGGTAAGCTCGGCAACCTTCAAGAGCAGTTTGACCACTCCGAAGCGGGCTTCGCTTGGGAGATTGACAAACGTCTTGTCAAATTCCGAACCCAGGTGCTTGACGGTCATTCTCTTGGCCAGTTCCACGTTGGTATCGAACTTGTCGCCCATCTCGGTTCTGAGCTTCTGTTCCGCGGTAGTCATTTCGGCCTGGACGGAGGCGTTATGCGCATCCACCATCTTCTGCTGCTGAGCGTTCCAAACTGTGCTCAACTGCTTGGTCTGAGCCTTGGTCAGACCCAGGGCATGAAATTGCTGCTTCCAGAAATTCGTCCACTCGGGGGCATTCTTGTCTTCGCCATCGAACTCGTATTCGCTGGGCTGTTTGGGTCGGCCTAAAGCCTCGTAGTAGAGGTTCTTATCCTCATCGGTAGCGTTATCCGGGAGTTTGGGCACATAGTCGCCGAGCTTCTTCTCCAGTTCGGGAACTTTGGCCGCTACTTCAAGATGATGCTTGGCAAAATCGCCAACCGTCTTGAACTTGGCAAAGTCCTCGTTCTTTTGCAAGTCGCCAGGAAGACCCGCGCGCCATCCAAGGGATTCCGTTGCCGGTGGAGTTTCCAATACTGCTTCAGGCATTCGCTTTCTCGTTTCTCGTTGAGTGTACCACTATCAACTTATCTGGTGACTTTTGGCATAGGTGGAGTGGGAGAGTTGATGTAGTCGATCATGTGCTTGGGGCGCTTACTCTGCTTCCACTTTCCGAACAGAGCTCGGCGCCGGGCCATCACATCCTCGTCGTCATGCAGGGCGGCGTTTGAAGCATGACCACTACTTCCAATTTTCGCCCCCTTGCCGCCGCTTGGTCCTGCCATGTTCCACCTCTCTACGTGTCGGCTGTAACTCGAGCTACATCCGTCGCTTCGCAAATCAGGAGCGCCCGCTTGGTGGTGGCGACGGTGATCCCGGTCTGCCCGGTTACTTTGAGCGTTACGTTGTTGGCCGTGTTGTTGTAGAGAACGTACAAAGCACCGGGGAATGCAGCGGGAAGGTTAAGTGTGGTCGCAAACGCGCCGCTGCCAGTAACAACGATCTCCGAGGCTTGTGACTGGTTCGGAGAAAGGTTCACTGAGGCGGCGGCGCCCAAAACTCCCATAGCGATAGTAATCTGCTTGATGACCGCCAGGGTTGCTGGGGCCATCTCCTGCGGGACTCGTAATCCATCTCCGCCAGGCCATTGAACGTTGTCGTAGTTCGGGGGGGTTCCGCCCATCGTCATTCTCCTTCTGCCATACCGAGTGATTTGTAAAGCGCGTCGAAGGCTCCAGCCATGCGAGCTATCGTTACAGCAACATTGTACTCCGCAATTTGCACAGGGCTCATCGGATCAACAGCTTCCCCGAAGTGACCCAGTGTCAATATGTCTCCCAGTACTACCCGGCCCTCCGCCGTTCCGAAGACATTGCGATACCGTTTCTGCATCTCGGATGGGTCACTGTACGGCATCGGCACTGCCTCCGCTCATCAGGTTTTTCAAAATACTCCCCGACTCCGGCGCCTTGGCCAGCGATGCGGCAGCCTTGGCCAGCTTGGGCACGTTCTCGGCTGTCTGCTCCTGCTGAGCCTGCTGGTTCAACTGCTGGATAATCCCCGCGAAAGTCTTCTCGTCGTACACGCACTCAACCGGCGCATTGACCGCATCGCGCAACACTCTCAATATGTGAGGCGCGTTGACGGCATGAATGACCGTTGGATCGAACTGCGCGATCTGGCCGGTAAGTTGCAGAAACGATTGAATCGACCTTACCGTTGTAAGTCGGGTCTGGGCCTGGGCCAGAGGTCCGAGATACTGAACCTCTACCGGACCGTGCACCGATTCGAGCAAAATATCGGGAGGCATCGGGATACGTCCTGCTTCGGCCTCAATCGAGTACACCCGGCTGATCAGAGGATCGAACGCTTCCGACTGAAGATTCCCTACTCTGGTTCCGAGGATTGCCGCCTTCTCGCCCTGAAGCTCCTGAACCTGCTCGACAACCATGCGCTCGGACTTTCCAGAGTTGGCAAGCTGCGACATCATCATGAACACGTCGGTATGGAAATGCTGGTTGACGATCTTCGCCACCCGGTCCTGATATTCGACCGTGAAAGGAAGGTTCTGAACTCCAGTGGTCAACTGCTGAGGCATCCTAGTTCTCAGGTCGCCTCGATTTGATTCCATAAAGGTAATGCCGTTCGGTCCTCTTTGAATCGCTCCCTTCAGATCGGAGTACGCCACCAGCGGAGGCTCCGCGGCGCGTTGGGCGGTAACCAAGTTGGTTCTCCCCATCTGATTTAGTTGTGCGATCGATACGAAGGCATCGTGGGCCGGTCCCCTGCCATACACCTCGTCCGAATTTTTCCTCCATCGCCATGTGATGGTGGACATCGAATCGTAGCCGCCTTCTGAAACCACCGTTCTTTCCGCGTCGGCAAGTGCTGTACCCCTTGCATTCTTTTCGAGGATCTTTCCGCCCTTGCAATAGACCCAGACCGATGCCCACTTTTTTCCCTTGGCGTCGATCCTCCAGGGCTCGTAGTCTTCCCTTGGATAAATCGCATGGAGAACGTCGCGCTCAACGTGCATGTTCGATTCGTAGTCCCTTTGGAAGTTGGGCTCGATTTTCTTCATTTCCTCCCAGCCGAACTTCTGCGCCAACTGCCGAAGAGTCATCTTGTAGATTCGGTAGTTTGTGTCAACCTGCCCGAATTGATTCTCGGCAATGAAGCACTCGCGGAAGTGCGGCACAGTGAACGAGATTTTGGCGTTCTCTATGTCCTCCTCGGCTATGATCGTGGCCGTTCCGCAGGTGGATCCATCCGATATGAACTCGGTCACCACATCGTAGAAATTCGATCTGTTGAAGGCCGAGTACATCACCGTCTGGCAGTCCTGAAGCCACATCTGGACCTGGGGATACTGATCGACCCTCTGGCCGTTCCATGCCCTCATCCTGGAAGTGCGGGGGAAGTTGAACTTGCCGGGAAGCTCAAGAGCGAACCACGGCTGGTTTCGGCTGCACAGGTAGCCTACCATTCCGTCTACCAGCATATTTCGCGCGAGCATTGCCGTGTCGTCGTAAACAAACTGCCCGGTTTGCTGGCCGTCGTAGAAGTCTAGGTCGGTGATGAACCTTCGGCTGTGATTCACGTAGGCGATGATGTTGTCGATTTGAGGTTCCCAGTAGAGCCTTTGCTCGGCCAGAACGAGCAGGTATTTCAGGCAGTCCTTGGCCTTCTGATCGCTGTCGCGCGAACCTAACTTAGTCGGGGAATAGCTCCTTTCGTTGACATACTGGCGCGAGCTTTGAAAAGGGTACATGCTAGGCCCTTTCTGAA